GTCCAGTAGCCGGCCGGGCAGATGTAGGGAATTGCTGTGATCTCGCCCGCACGCTTGGCCTTGCGCTCGAACCCTTCAAACCGCTTGGCCAGTTCGATGGCGGCCTGCGGCACCACCATCACGGCCGCACCCGGTCAAACACGCGACCGAGAAACCAGAAGTTCAGCACCCCGGCCCACAGCGCCTGATCGGCCTCCGTCCAGGCATGGAGGACCGCCGTCCCCCAACCCGCACCAGCCGTCACGGCGGCGACGAAGGCTGCCGTTTTGGCAGCACAGTAAAGCAGCATGAACCAGTAAGTGATGATCGGCCGCACGCTGATCGACAGCGCATCCGCCCAACGCACGCCGGATCGCTGCCCTTGGGCTGCCACCGCTTCCTTCAGTGCATCGATCGCTCCGGTATTCCATGCCGCATCGGCACTGGCCCCGATCTCAGCCATGCGCTGTGAGCCCCGCAGTTTCTCGAACTCCAGCGCCTTGTCCTGCATCGCCAGTTCGTGACTACGCTCGCCATTGCGGTCGAGCCACTTGAGGATTTCAGGGGCCAGCCGAAAGGCGCCGCCAAGAAGGCCACCGAGCAAAGTCTCGATCATGGTTGGCCCCCGAACAGTTTGAGTTTGACGAAGGCGCCAGCCAGCAAGGCCATGACCATGCCGGTCACCAGCATTTTGATGATGGTGAGTCCGGCGGTCTTTTTTGCCTCATTGAAAGCGTCAAGGAGATTGCGCAGTTCACGGATATCGTGTGCCGCGTCCTCGCCATCGAGCCCGACCTCATGCAGCGCGTGCCGGGCACCACGTTCAGCCGCGCGCTCCAGCATCGCCTCGAATTCTTCCTGCGGGATGGTCACCATCTTCCGGCGCTCCATTGGGGTTGCATCCATGTTTTCGTCCTCCAAAAATGCGAAGCCCACCTCGTGGGTGGGCTCGTGGGGTGAGTGAAGCTGCGTCAGATGGCGATGCCGGCACTCCAGCCAGTGGTCTTGTACGCGGCAAGCACGACTTCGTCCTCGATGTAGCAAAGCCAGCCGACCTTGGGCGTGTAGTACTCCCATGTGCTGGCCACGCGCACGGCAATCTGGTTGGTCTTGCCGGCCCACACGCCGGTAGCGGCGGCTGGGACGATATAGCGGTCGCCGTCGACGGGACTGGCCGGCGGTGTGGTCAGATCCCGATCCTTGACGGAGAGTCCGACCACCGCGCCGAGCCGCTTCAGATTCGCGTCCATGCTGGTGTTCCAGCCTGACTCACCAAGCGTCCAGCCGTAGGTGAGCCCAAGATTCGGATCAGTGCTTGCCATCAGATGCCTCCATAGTATTTGCCGTAGTTCAGTCCAAAGCCGGCCCGCTCGAAACTCCGCGTCTGCTTCTGCCAGCTGACATACCCGTCACGCACCGACTCGATCTCGACCTTGATCCGGCCATTGATCCGGCCCAGACCGCTCTCCGTCGCCTCGTCGGTGCTCGTGTAGGTGAAAGACGTTGTAGTGAGTCCCGTCAGGGTTCTTTGGAGCCCAAGGTTCTCGTTGTAGATGCGCACCGTGTAGGTCACGCTTGCCTCGGGACCGATATTTCCTTCCGCCTGCGTCACCAGATAGACGGTCTGCTGCATGCGGTCACGATGAGCCCAGGTCAGGGCCATCTGACCGAGAATCATCGTGGGCCACATCACGTTATTCACGCGCACATTCCCCGGCGGATACGGCCGGATCATCCGTTTGGCGAAGGTGTAGCTGTCGGCCGTCGCTGCGGATTCCGCCAGCCGTCCCATGCCAGTCGAGGGCAGCAGTTTGACCTGCAGCGACTCCCCGGACAGATACTGCTCGGTGATCAGGGCTTCTACCCCCTCCGCGAACCAGAGTCGCGCGCCGGCCAGATGACTGACGGGAACGGTATCGAGGATGCCTCGCTCCACCGTGATAGTTCCTGCGCTGAGATTCACCGCCTTGATCGACAGGATCTCGTCGTCGAGATAAGCCAGCTTGTCGATCCCGACCGACTCCAGATCCTGCCCGTTGCCGATGGCCAGCACCGTGGCGGCTGGATCGATGTCGTTGATCAGCGTGGCGTTGGGCGTAAAACCCATGGCCTCGACCTCGGCGAATGCAGCGCTGCCCTGGCGCGTCAGCACCTTGACGTTGAGGGAGTCTCCCGAGGGACGGCTTGCGCACACCACCAGTAGCCCGCCTTCGGGTTCAAGCTCAGCCCGAGCCGTCGCCGACTCACCAACGACGCGCTTCACCACCGTCCACCAGGGCGCCTCGGCGAGCTTCCTGAAAGGCACCGGGGCCGGGGCGGTCAGTGGCGAGACCCAGGAGGTAGGGGTCGGCGAAACATAGGTGGCCGAGGGTAAGCCGAAGATATCCTCGACACATTCGATGCGCACCCGCCCATCGGTCAAAGTCCCATAGCTGATGCGGACCACCCGCATCACCAGTTGGGCGATACCCAACTCCGGCCAGGTCAGCTTGAAGGCGTCGCCGATATTGAGGCTGGCGGCCTTGCGGTTAGCGACCAGCGTCGCCTTGGCCAGCGGCACCGACAATTGCTTGAGGTCGCCCAGCGCCACCTTCGAGGCCAGCGTGCCATTGCTGATACCGGGATAGTCCACCGTCACCGAGGACACCACGCCACCCGCCAGTTCCAGCGCCGCGAGGTCATGCACGGTGATCGCCGCATCCTTGTCGGTGCTGCGGTCCCGGTAGCGCACCGTGACTTGGTTGATCAGTTCGGATTCGGCCGGACGCGAGAAGCTTTCCAGCGCCAGAATGTTCGTCGCATCCAGCACCATGAGACTGCCAAGGTTGTAGTCTGCCCGGGCGAGCTTCAGGGTGTATTGCCCGGTGCGGGGATGAACGTAGAGCGTGCCATCGATGTGGCGTAGCACCTCGCCGATGAATTCTTCGAGGGGCTGCTCGCGATCCCACAGCAGGGAAAGTCCGAACTGCTCACTCGACAGTGTATTGGCTGCCGTCTGGAAACTGCTTGAATCGATTTCGCTGGTGGCGTGACCCAAGCCCCAGGTCGCGTTATTAAGGCACTCGTAGATGATGTGGGCCGGATTGGCGTCGTTGTTGATGTTGCCGTTATAGAGCGCAGCGGGTGCCGGGATGCGCCGAGCCTCGACACTCCAGGGCTTGATGTAGGGATTCATCGCCGACAACTGGCACTGCTGCACGATCAGCGACAGCACACCACGAAATGCCGGGATGATGCTGCCGAGCTTTTGCTGCAGATAGCCAGAAACCGTTTCAGCCGGACCGCCGAACTTCACCTCGACATAGCCCTGCACGCCACCCTCACGTGAATCGCCGCCGAACAGCTGTGGCGCATTGATGTAGATCGTCTGGCTGCTCGTGATGCTGCCGCTCCAGGCCGTGCGCTCGCCGACGATGATGCGGGTGATGGCATCGACCGGCCCATGACACAAGACCAGGTGCAGTCCCGCGTAGTAGCGATGCCCGACAACATAGGAACTCGAGCCACCACCTCCTTTTCCGCCACCGCCCATTTAGACCTCCCGCTCGCGTTGCTCGACAGCCTCGGCGAGGCGAATAGCCATGGCGTCACCCGTGGCCCGGAGCCAGTCGACCGTCACGCCGTCCTTGCGGAAGTCGTCGAAGCTGACGCCGTCACGCGGGAACCATTTGCGCAGTCCGGCATTGCAATAGCCGAGCGACTTGGCATCTTCATGGGTCGCGATTACCGTCATTTCTTGCCTCCGCTGCCAGACGACTGACGAATTTCCGTGGTCTTGATGTCTCCGTACCAGACGCAGTTGGCCTGGCGGATGACGCGCGTGCCGAACAGCACTGGAATGGGTTTGCCCTGTTCCGCGACCGGCACCTCGACATTGCCGGGCGAGACGGAAGCTGGCTTGGGCGGCCGGGGGCTCAACAAGGCCCCAATGACCGTGGTCACCACCCAGACGAGAATTTGTGTCCACATAACCGACCTCAGATGATCGAGTCTCCGGCAAACGGGTTCTTCGCCGGTATCCAGGGGAAACCGCCAAAATTCAGCCCATTGCCGAACTTGCTCTGGCAGGTCGAGAAACTCCGGTCGCAACCGGCAAAGGCTTCGAAGGCACTGCCCACCGCCAGTCCTGGCAGGACACTCGACAGGGTCACCGTGTCGCCGGAGTGCTGCGTGATCATGCGCGGCACACCACCCACCCGCAGGTAACCGCCGGTCAGCCATCCGGTGCCCTGCGACAGGAAGGCCACCGAGGTTGCCGTCAGGCCGCTCGCCGCACTCACCGTGCCGGCGATCTTGTAGGCCTGGTTGTTGATGCCACAGCCCGGGTCGTACAGTGCGTGTCGGCAACCGGTCTGATAATGAGCGCGCAGCCCTGGGCGCTTGAGTGCCGTGAAGATCGATTCGCAGCGAATCGTCGCGCCGCTGCCGGCAAACACCACCGAAGCCACCCGACCCTTCCAGGCGGTGATGTACTCGCTGTCACCGTAGTGATTGCGAAACAGCGTCAGGGACACCACGCCATTGGGCCGGCTGGCGGCGAACAACTGGGCCACCGCAAAGTCGCGCGCACATTCCAGTTCGATGCCATTGCGCGAGAAATCCGGCGACTGCTCCAGCCCGGAGCGACGCAGCACAGCCGGCTGGTAGGTGTCGGCCTGATAGGTCACGACCTCGCGGCCACTGGTCACCGCCCAGACCTGCTGGCCGAGCACGAAGCGATAGAGTTCCACCGGCAGGCCGGCGGCCACCGAGGTTTCCTGCGTGAGGTAGGACATCCGCTATTCCTTGATGCTCTTGATCGGCAGCGCCGATTCGACGATCCGGTCGGAGATCCAGTGCAATTCAATCTGGTCGCTGTCGAGCCGGCATTTTTCGAGGAAGGTGATAGCGAGCCAGTCTTCGGGGTTGGCATCGAAACCGAAGGTCTGATCCAAAGTCATCGTTTCCTCGTCACTGGTGGTACCCGCCCCGAAGCTCAAGATCACCCGGTAGTACCAGGTGCCGTTCTTGTGCAGGAAAGCGGCTTCAGTCCGACCCGGCATCGGATTGAAGTACAAGGCATAGCCTCGCGCCGCCACGGTCATCACCGTCTGGTTCGACAGGATTTTGCGGGTGGGCACGATCGAGGTTTCCCAGCTTGGTTGCCAGAAGGCCACCAGACGCCCGGCACGTGCCGCCAGCCAGCCCTTGAACGCAGTGATCTCCGCTCGAGTGGTGAAACGGAAATCAAAAGCACGGCGAATGAAAGGTCGCGCACCCGAGTCATCCACCGCCGTGATTCCTGTTTCGTAGTCCAGAACCTCGGCCAGCCGCTGGTACTCCACCTCGACATCGCGTTCCCGGTTCGGTCGCGGGAAGGTCATCGGCCAGATCGGCACGTTGCTCAGTTTCGTGGCGTTGTCCTGCTTGGTGATCGTGGTGGTAGCGGCGATGTCGAACACCACCCGAGCAGTGACAATGGCTTCCGTCACACGGCTCACCGGCTGACTGATCCGCAGCCGTGCCGTGCGCGCCGGAGTCACGAAGGCCCCTGCTGGCCAGGACTGCAGAATCGGCTGCTTGAGCGTTACGCCATTGCTGGCTACCGACAGCACCTCCGCCGCCTCGGTGTTCCAGCTGTCGGTGCCGATCACCAGCAGGCCATCGGGCTCGTACTCGAGATGGGCTGTCGTCAGCGGAATGAAAGTGCTGCCCGCCACCAGACTCGCCGCAAGTTGCGTCTTGTCCGGCCAGATCGGCAAGGCATAGACCCGCGACTGCCAGGCGGACAAGAGCACATCCAGCAAAGCCGCATCATCCCGCCCGAGCAGGATCGTGAATTCGAGTGAGCGGCGCGGATTGACGCGCAGGCTGACGCGCTGCTCCGTGCCGTCCCGGGCAGTCAGCACATCAGTTGCCCAGGCCAGTCGTTCCAGCCAGGTCTCGCCCCAGTGGGGACGCAGACCGAAGACCACGACACGCCGGCCCGAGATGGTGAGGCGTGGCGCCTCCCCAGGAAAGTGGAAGGTATAGGACGCCTCGATGACGGGCGGGCCATCAAGGCTGATAGAAACCTCATAGAGGCGCGATGACAGCATGCCGAAGGTCGTGGGCGGATTGCTGCTGCCCGAGAGGACGATGCCGCCATCGTTTTCGCCGACGATGGCCGACAGGGACTTGGTGGCGAAATGTGCGTTCCACACCTCGATCTGCCGCATCTGCGTCGACAGCAGGTTGCCCAGCGTGATCTTGCCCGGCAACAGATGAATCTGGTGGTACCAGTGCTGCTCGAACTGGCGGATCGTGAAGCCGGCGAAGCCCACTGGCAGTTCGCTAACCGGCAACAGAGTCGTCAGGGAACCACCATACGAGACACGCGCCACGGCCCCTTCATAAGGTCGAAACGGGGCCGGCAGAAACTTCTCCGGCAAGGCATAGGCCGGATCCCCCTTCACCCCCGAGGGCAGCACGCCACCAACAAAGGTCGTCATTTCCTGAAGGCGTAGCCGCCATAGGATGTGCTGAACACCATCCACTCGTCGCTGCCGAGCGTCACGATGTCCTTGTTCGCGTACTGACCATTCATGCGCAGCAGGCGGGCCTCGGGAATATAGCCCACCATCGAGTAATAGTAGGTTGGCGTGGTGCGCCCCACCTCGACGGTGATCGGATACAGCGGCGTGACGTTATTGAAAGTGATCGGCGAATAGCTATCGAGTTGGCGAGTCAGGCTGGTGTAGAACATCCGCGAGGCGGTATTGCCGGAACCGTTGGCGGTTTTCCAGGCATTGGTCGCGCTATCGATGTCGGCCCGCACGGCACCGCTGTAGCTGTCGGAGAGGAAGGCACCGCCGGTGAAACTACAGGTCTTGGTCATGCTGCCGAACATCAGCATGTTGTAGGTGGTGCTGGTGTACTGCATGACGCAATAGCAGTAGCCATCCCCGCCAAACAGGAAATATTCGGCACTGCCGGACAACAAGTTGGCCGAGATCGACCCGCCCGATACCGTCTGTGAGCCGTAGGCCAGGCCGCTACTGAACGACGTCGAACCGTAGGCCGCGAGGTAGCTGCTCCAGGAGTGCAGATTGACGTATTGGCCACTGCCCGCGTGCTGCAGGTGCAGACGGTAATAGCCCGAGTCGGCCTGGTACATCAGCTGCGTATAGCCGCAGTAGGTCGTGGCGAACAGACGGATCTTGTCGAGCAGGTCGTTCGGCGATGTGGTGATGCCGGATTGGAAGGCCATCGTCAATTACTCCAGCTTCAGTGCCCAATAGTCGTAGTACCCGGTGCGATAGACGTCCTGCACCACGAGGTGATCCACGCCATTGGCGGTGATGATGTTTTCCACGGCATTGCCGTAGCCCGGCACGCTGTACATGCCGTCCAGTTCGCCGAGGCCCTGCATCACGAAGGGCAGCAAGGGATAGCTGCCATCGGGAGCCTCACGCTGATTGCTGCCCCAGGTGCCCGGCCAGAAATACGGGCTGCTGTTCCATGTTCCTGTGGGCGCCCAGTACGCCCCGGAATAGCCGGCCGTGCGCGGCAGATGGTTGCGGTAGGTGTAGGCGTTGCTCCAGCGTGTCGAGCCGTTGTAGGAGCCACCCACCACCAAGGGATAGGGATATTGGGCGGGGGTGGCATACGGCAGGAACAGGCCGAGGTGCACGCACTCGTAGTAGGTGCCGGTCTTGACCACCACGATGATGCGGCGGCCGTTGGCGACGAACCAGTACGGCATCGCCGACAGCGTCAGCAAGGCATAGTAGGTCTGGCTGCTGTTGTACTGCGCATCGAAGGCCACCCCGGGGTTGTAGGTGACATAGCCACGCAACTTCCAGTTGCCATAGTCCGATGAGGTCTCGGTCTGGATCGCGACATAGATTTCGTCGGAGCCGGCCAGGCCGACACCCTTCAGGACCAGTTCGGCCGGCGGCCCCGGTACCCAGCGCATGACTTGCCAGCGCTCGTTGGCCGGCAGCATCTGCTCGGTGACGAAAGCCTTGAGGCGGGTCAGCAGGTCGAGGTAGTCCGAAGCGGTACCGGATGTCCAGGCCATGGGAGTTCCTAACGCAGAATCTCGCGCACGGCCGAGCCGTTGCGCGCGAGGATGTTGAGAATGGATTTTTCGCCGGCGGGGGAAGTGAGGTAGTCGGCAGCCAGACTGGGGTCGATCACATTGACGATGCGCACCGCCTGACCAGCCCCTGCGCCTGCCATTGCCGGGGCGGCCGGTGGTACCAGCCCACCTTCGGCGAAGGCCAGACGCACGCCCTGCCAGCGGGGCACGGCAAAGCCGCCGTTCAGGGCATGCAGGAAATCGACACCGAGCCGGCGCACGGCAGCAGCGCGCAGGACATATTCACCGGCAGACAAGCGCGCTGGAATCGAGTCCGAGGTCGAGGTGCCCGGCCCGCTTACTAGGCCACCCGTGGCGAAGCCCTTGAAGAGTCCGCTGATGAAAGCGCCAAATCCACCGCTGCCACCTCCGCCCCCAATGGCACCAAACAGGCTCTCGGCCAGTTTCTGTGAAGCGATCCGGTTGATAGACGCCAGCACGCTGCGCGCAAAATCGGCGAAGGCGTCCTTGGCCGACTTGGCACCCGAGCCGATCTGCTCGAACATCGTGGCGAAGGCGTTCTGGGTGTCGCCATTGATGCGCACGGCCACCTCGTCCGTCACCGTCTTGAGGCTGGCAATCTCGATCTTCAGCCGCGCCACCCGATTGACCGCCTCTTCCGAGCCGGTGGATTGCGCGAGTTGTTCCATTTTCGGGATCAGCGCCTCGACTTCTCGTGCCGTCTCGGCCTGCAAGCCCAGCAGCGTCTGCCGCATCTGGGTTTCGGTGATGAGGCCCGCCTCCTTTTGCACCTGGAGTTCCCGGCCCCGCAGGGAGAGCCGCTCGGTCGCGGTCTGGTATTGACGTTCGAAGCGGGCCAGTTCCGCCAGATCCGACTCGACGTCGATCAGACGCGCCACATCCTGTGTGCCGGCGGTATCGCCCATGCGCTGTAACTGCTCGATCAGGGGTTGATACTCGCGTTGTAGACGGGCGCGTGTGCTGTCGCCACCAGTGCCGCCACGGACTTCGGCGAGGCGATCCCGCACCCGGGCAAGTTCGTTGGCCAGTTGCCGTTCGGCATTGGCCGCCGCATGGGCGTTGGCCACCTCGATCTCGCCGCGTTGTTGTGCCAGAACGGCAATCTCGCCATCGAGCTTCTTGACCTCGGCTATGGCCCGTAGCCGGGTAGCCTCGTCCTTGCCATTTCGCGCCATCTGCTGCTGGGCAGCGCGTTCCTCGGTCTTGCGGGCCATGTCCTCGTCGATGGCGGCCTGCTCAAGCCGGGTCTTTTGCGCGTAGTAGTCACGAATCGATACCAGGCGATCATCGAGTGCCCGGTCGAGATCCGCCTTCTGCTGATCCAGCCCGACCTTGAGCAGACGGAACTCTGCATCGGCCTGTGCCTTCAGAACCGCCAGGCGGGCAGCACTGTTGTCTTTGGCTTCGGCGCCTTTCTTGACGCAGCGCCCGTCACGCCATTCGCCACCCGAGAGCACGCACGCCATCCGCTGCATGTCTTCCGTGGCGGCGCCAGCGGAGGGAGTGGCTGCGTTGGGCGCTGACGGTTTCGCCTGGGGCGGATTGAGAATGCGTGCCGACAAGGCATCGACCTCGGCCCGAGCCTTGACCGCGTCTTCGCGCATGGCTTCACCGATCGCCGCAAAACCCCGGATGTCGAGACGCGCCAGGGCGGTCAGTTGCGCGGCCATGCCACCAATTTCGGTGCCCATGGACTTGAATACGTAGGCGACATTCACCCCAAGGACGAGAATCGTCTCCAGGGTGGTCTTGAGAACACCGCCAAGAATGGCGGCGAACCCCGTCGCTTCTCCCTGTCCTTCGCGGATCGCATCAGTGACCACCCGCAAAGGTGCCAGCAACTCGGTGGCGAGTGTGATGCCCAACCCGGATGTCGACGCCTTGAGCGCCGTCAGGTTGTCGTTGAAGGCTTCGGCGGCCTGCGCCGTTTCGGTCGACAACTTCAGGCCCAGGCGTTCGGCCTCCTGCATCAGCGCACGGATTCCCGATGATCCCTGATTCAGGAAGGGGATCATGTCCATGCCGCTCTTGCCGAACAGCTTGACCGCCAGGGCTGTCTTGGTGGCCCCGTCCTCGAAGCTCGCAAAGCGGTCGGCGATCTCCAGCAGGATCGTGTCCGAGGACTTGAGATTGCCCGCCGAATCCTCGACCGAGATGCCGAGCGCTTGGAACAGAGCAGCGCCCTCACCGAGTCCGGCACGCGCTTCCGTCAGGTTGGCAGAGAGTCCTTTCAGGCCGGTTTTAAGGGTATCTAGCCCGACATCCGACAACTGGGCGGCGAACTGAAGCGTCGACAGCGCTTCGACCGAGATGCCGATCTTCTGCGAGAGCTTGTTCAGTTCATCGGCGGAATCGATCGCCCCTTTGACAAGGGCTGCGAACGCGCCCAACGTGAGCGAAACGCCCAGTCCTGCCAGCAAACCCTGGACACGGCGGGTCTCATCTCCCAGGCGGCCGAGGTTGTTCCGGATGCTGTCGAGAGCCGTGCGGGTCTGGTCGACGGCGGTGATGAGGATCTGTGCGCGATCGGAAGCCATTTCAGCGATCCAGGTAACGATTGATGGATTGGGCCAGTTGCGGCATGGCACGCCGCACCGTCCCGTCGAAGTCGAAACGGCGCTTCAGGGTGACGCGGTGAACCAGCACGGCGATCGGAATCTCCTGGCCGCGCTTGATCGATTTCGCCCCGGTGCGCTGTCGCTCGGCACGCTTGAAGCGGGTCAGGGCCGAAGCGTTTTCCTTGATGCTTTCCGCCATCAGGATGACCTTGCCGTCCTTGCGAATGAACCAGGCATTGCCGGAGCGCATCAGGGTGTCGATCACCCGGGCGAAGGCCTTGCGTCCCATCCATCGCCCGGGTTCGGTCAGCGGGATCAGCATCTTTCCGGTCAGTGTCGCTCCCCGGACATGCACGCCCAGCCAGGAGACGCGCGACCCCACCAGCAAAGCTGGCAACCGCGACGGATCCTGATCCAGTACCTTGGCCCGCATCGAGCGCAGAAAGGCTGGCTTGCGGATCGCCAGGTCCGATTGCATCCGGGAACGTAGCGCTTCCGTCAGGCTGCGGCTGCTGTCACGCATGCCCAGGCCAACGGCCTTGTGGATCGCTTCACGTTTTGAGCGGGTCCAGGCGGCCAGTTCGCGCTTGTCGAGCAGACCCGAGGTGGTCAGGGAGATTTTGAGCATGTCGGGGCAATGCTGTGCAGCGCCTTGCGGATGGCATCACCCGTTCCCTGGCTTCCGGTGGCAATGACTGTCAGCAGATTCGCCAGTTGCCGCTGCTCCTGTCGCTCAATGGCTTGGAGCCAGGCGTCGACCTGCGCCAGGTTGTAGTGCTGGATGTCCTGCCAGGCATGGCCATGGACGATCAGGCGCTGGCAGGCGTCGGCCCAGCCAATTGCGTGCCGATGCGACTCACTGCCTCGCCCACCTTCGGCACCACCCGACGGATAAAAAAATCGGCATTCACCTCGAACAGGGCCTGCGCAAGGCAGATCGCCTCATCCAGTGCCAGGTTGGCAATCCATGCGCGTGGCTGGCGGCTGGCGATGGCCATAGCCTCGATCATCGACTCGCCGTGACTGCCCAGCAGACGCAGCCAGTCGGGTTCCACGGCGAGTTCCGTGGTGAAGGGTTGGATGGCTCGGGCGAAAGCCGGCAATTCGCCCAGAACGAGTGGCGTGAGCGTGATCGTCTGGTCGGCCACACGAATCTCGACCGGGACGGGCGGCAGGACCGCCATGGGATCAGCGGCCTTCTTCACAGCAGGACGATTCGGCCGAATTGACCCAACTCGCCACTGGCCGACTTGGTCAGATCGGCGAGCACCTGCCCGGACAACTCGAACTTGAGAAGATCGCTGGTGATCACCGACAGTTCCTTGGCCGGGTTGATGGCCACACGATAGAGATCGATCACGACTTCGCGGTTCGAGTCAGCCGTATTGAGCCCCTCGAAGCGCACCCAGCGTTCCGGCAAAGGCTGGGTAAACATCGCCGTCACGTTGGCCGCGCCATACGAATAGCTGACGGTAATGGCACCGGTCACGCCACTTATGTCGGTGAATTGGAAGGAGCCGTGCTTGGCATTCACGGTGTACTTGGTGTTGGCGACCGTGGTCGCGCCCGCCTTCACCACCAGGGACGACACGTTCTGCTTGGCGAGCAGATACAGCTTGTTAACTTCAGGGGTTGTCGCAATAGCCTCGTCGGTGACCGTGCCGGTGGTCACGGCCGTGGTGCTGCCGTATAGCGCCAGTTCAAGGTTGCTCGGGATCAGTTCTTCCAGGGTGCAGGCGAATTCGCCTTTCTTGCCCTTGATGATCTGCAGGTCGGTCAGACGCTGGCCGGACTGCGACTCCTGGTGTTCGAGAGTCTCGACCGATAGGGAAACCTTTAGATCGGGAACGTTGCCGACGAAGTTGAGGCCGGCAGGATTGCCGCCGCTGGTACGAGCGCCGATGAATACGCGGCCCTGACCGGAGAAATAAGCCATGGTGGTTGCTCCTGTGGTGGAAGTGAATGTCAGCCCTGAGCCGTCAGGTCATGGACCAGGGTGCGATAGGTGATCTGGTAGCGCGCCGGAATGGCAGCAGCCGTGGCATCGGCATCCTCGATGTCCCAGTCGCAATCCAGTTCCTGAAGGCCCAGCGTGATGCCGCCTAGATTTGGGTCGGAGAACAGCGCCGTATGACAGGCCACCATCAGTCGGTCGGCAATCACCTCAGCCGGTTCGGTGTCGGTGGCACGCGCCAGCGCGACGAGGCGGACGACCAGATGCCGTTCGATACGGTCATTGGCACGTTGGGCGATGGATTCAGCCTCGGGGAAGATCAGCAAGGCTGGCGAAGCCTCGCGGGTGACTGCCGTGGTGGGAGAGCGCAGGATCTGCGCTCCTTCGCCTTGTGCGATGGGGCCAAGACGACTGGCCAATGCTTGAAGAATGCGTTCGCGAATCGAGTTCATGGATTTCCTTGATGAAGAATCAGATGCGCATCAGGGTTGCCCGACACTCCGAACCATCGCCGATGGCCCGGACTTCCCTGACCCGATAGGTGATGCCCCCGATCACGAGTTCGTGACCGGTATCGAGCAGCACCTCGTAGGCGGGATAGCGGATCGCATAGTCGGACGACAGCCCCAGACCATCGAGCACCTCCACGTCAGGGGCGCGGAAGTCCACCAGCACTTCCGCGCTCCCGATCATGGCGGGCGTCAGCAAGCCGGCTCGACCAGCGGCTGCATAGAGATCGCTGACCGAAGCCATCAGGACATCGTCAGCTTGACCAGCACGCCGGGGCGATGGCACATCGGCAGAGGATTCGACTGCGTATGCAGATCGGTGCCGCGTTCGAACTTGCGGGAGTCCTGCTTCGCATACAACGGCTGCCCTAGCGTATTGACGGTCTCGTTGAAGTCCGCCGGTGCGACGTAGGTACCGAAAGTGTCGATGGTGCCGACCGGAAAAGCGTGCGCTTCGCCGGCAGCGATGAAGCGACGGGTTGCGCCGTTGCCGTCAGTCGCCTGACCGCGATACTCCTCGAAGACGATGCCGCCGAAGGTGAAACCGGTACGCACGTCATCCCTCAGAATCGCGCCCTGCTGGAAGTTCTCGTAGGCCTTTTCGACCTTCGGGTGGGCAATCAGCTTCTCGAAGAACTCTGGGGAGCACAGGCAGCGCACGCCGGTCATGAACTCGCCGCGCAGGTTCTCCTCGATGTGAGCCAGGGTATCGACACACTTCTGGCGGACATTGGTGCTGTCCGTGGCCAGGGCGAAGTTGATCGACTTCGGGGTGATGCCGAATTCCGTGTACAGGTCATACAGGGTGCTGCCGTCGGCATCGAGGATGATGCCCTTCAGCGCGCCCATGCGCAGGTGTTCCAACGTGATGGCGTGCTTGTTGCGCATCGTCTCCAGATGGCGGGCCATGACGCCGGCCACCGTTTCCAGTTCGGTTTCCGAACCAAAGGCACGCAGCCCCTGGACTTCTTCGGGCAACACCACATCGTCGTGCGGGATGTGGGGCACGACGAAGGAGCGCATCTTGCGTTTGTCGCGCTGTCCCACGGTACCGGGGCTGCCCACCGGCAGAGTCGGCAGCAGGTTGAGTACGCCGTTTTTCTCCTCGATGAGGATCTGGCGGAAGCGCACCGGCTTGACCGGGAACAGGTTGAGGGACTCCAGCCGGCCATAGCGGTTCGGCAGGAGGTTGATGGCGGCCGTTAGGTTTGCCATCGAGAAAGCGGGATTCGAGAACGGGTTCTGCATGAGAAGGCTCCTTTAAACAGCGTGGCGAACGAGCACGCCGGCCGCCTTGAGTTGGGCAATGGCGGCGGCTTTGTCGATTGGGGTGATGCCCGCCGGCCAGGTCAGGGCGTGATCGGCGACCACGGCATGGCGGGCAATCAGAATCCCGTCTTCGCGATCGACCAGGCTGGCGTCGATCGAGGTGGCAAGCACGCCGACGGCGACTTCGGTGCCATCGGTGACGGCCGGATCGATCTGCTTGACCTTAGCCGTGGTGGCATCGATGCCCACCACGGTGCCGAGCGGGAGGTTCTGGCCGGCGGCAACGGTGACCTGGTCACGTGAATAGAGATTGGGGGCTTCGTACTTGAGCAGATCGCCCAGGTTGAGACCTTCGGTGATGACGGGCATGGCTTACTCCTTTCCGGTGAGTTTCTTGACCGCCGCAACCAGGGGATTGGTAGCGGACTGGGTTGCTTGGGGTGCGGCTTCCGGCGCGATCGTCGAGCGGATTTCCGGACTGTCGGCACGCGAGGCCAGCAACGCCTTACGCACATGGGCTTCGGAAACGCCCTCGGCGAGGAAGGCTGCCGTCAGTTCGGGATGGCCGGCGAGTTGGCAGAGTTCGGCAATCGCCACGGCATCGGGACGTGCCGCACCGGGTGCAGGTGCTGCTGCAGGGGATTCGTTGGTATCGCGCTGCTCGGTGGCAGGGGCAGTGGCCGGTGCCGGATCATCCGTCGGCGGGGTTTGAGGGTTTTGAATGGGGTCAGTCATGGGCATGGGGTTGTTCTCCATCAGGGTTGAAGGGGATGCAGCCAGTGGGCGCGTGGAACTGGAAACCGCGTGGCCGCGCGCCCGGCGAGCCACCAGAAAGCTGCTGAAATCGGCAAGGACGGCATCGAGGCTGCCGACCGTGTCCACCAGTCCCGCCGTGACGGCGTCCTCGCCGAAATAGATGCCGGCCTCGGTTGCCCGTACCGCCTCGGTATCGAGCCGGCGCATGGCGGCGACGTGATCGACAAACAGCCCATACAGGCGATCGACTTCCGCCTGCAGGCGGGCATGGGCGTCGGGGGTCAGTTTTTCGTGGGGAGAGAAGTCGTTCTTGTGCTCCCCGGCGGTGATCGGTGTGTAGCGATAGCCCTGCTGGGCATCGCGGGCGGTCTGATCGACATGCATGGCGATCACGCCAATCGATCCGACCCCGCCTGTACGGCTGACCGCCAGTCGCGAGGCGGAACAGCCAATCGCATAGGCAGCCGAGAAGGCAGAGTCGGCGGCTACCGCCCAGACCGGTTTCACGGCATCGACGGCCCGGATGTGCTCGCCGAGTTCGAAGACACCACCCGCTTCGCCACCGGGGGAATCGATGTCGAGCAAAATACCTTCGACCGAAGGGTCGGCGAGCGCGGAATCGACCATGCCGGCAATCTCGGCGTAGGAGGTAAAGCCCGAGGCCGGATCAAGGCCGACCGTGCGGCGCACCAGCGACCCGACCACCGGGATCACCGCAATCCCAGTCGGTGCGTCAATCGTCTGGCGCATCGATGCCAGCGGTGCTGCCAGATCGGACTGAGGGGGCTGCGGCCAGTTCACCCGATCGCCCAGCACGGAGAGAATCACGTCCAGCTTGGCACGGGCGAGCAGAAGCGGCGTCCCGTAGAGACGGGACGCTAAATGAGGCAGGTTCATGTCAGGGGTTCTCCGGGTTGTCGGGAACGACAGGGGCAGTTGGCTGTGCCCCCAGGTCATGGCGAGGATCGGACTCGAATACGAGGCCAAGTGCATCGGCCCTGGCGTTGTCGGCAGCAATCTCGCGATCGACATCCTCGGCGTCGTAGCCGAAGGACGAGATTGCTTCGGAGCGCGACAGCAGGCCGGCACGCATCGCCGTCAGCATGGCGTTGAACTCCTTCTGCGGATCCACCCACTGCCAGCCTTGGGGGATCCACTTCACGGCCAGGTAGGCGCGGCGCTGGGTCTGGTCACCCCGGGCATAACCCGGCAGTGCCAGCGATCCTTCGAGCACCGCCTGTTCGATGAATGCCTGCCAGATCGGCCGGCACAGCTGATGGACGATCACGCCATGCTGCAGGGCTTCGCAGCGGCGGCGGAACTCCAGTAGACCGGCCCGAATCGAGGAGTAATTGACCTGGGTGAGATCGCCGGTCAGTTGCTCGTAGGTGACCCCCATGGCGGCAGCGACCGCGCGGAATTGCATACGTAGAAACTCGGCATAGCTCGCACCGACATCGGCCGGCTGCGAGAACTTCACATCCTCGCCGGGTTCCAGTATCTGCAAGGTGCCCGGTTCCAGACCGGCCAATGCGACGCCGTTGGGATCCGCCGAACCTTCGCCCATCAGGTTGTCTTCAGGGGCTAGGCGGGTGATGAAGCCGGCGAACATGGCGGCGGTTTTCTTGCGCACCAGTTCGGCATCGTCGTACTGGTCGAGTTCGTTGAGTTTGACCAGGGCACGTGCCAGCCAAGGCTCGCCCCGGATCTGACCCGGACGCAGTGGACGGAACAGATGCAGGATTTCGCTGGCATCGACACGCACGGTTTCCATCCCGCCATTGCCCGACATCGGGGCCAGCGCGCCATCTTCGGGATGGGTGCGATAGAGGTGGTAGGCCACGCGCCGTCCGAGACGATCGAATTCGATACCAGCCCGGATGACGTTGCCGTTCTCTGCCGTAGTGTTGAGGGTCACCGGCAGATGCTCAGGTTCAAGCACCTGCAACTGCAGGGCTACCGCCAGTCCGTCCTCCTTGCGGCGGTAACGGATACGGATCAGGGCCTCGCCCCCTTCCAGCATGGCGCGACAGGCCAATGCCTGCAGCCCGTAGAAATCGGTCAGCCCTGCGGCATCGGCATCCAGCGTCCAGTCGCGCCACAGGGCCTGGATTCGTTCGCGCACTGCCGGATCGGTGACAAGGGACTGCGGCTTGATGCCGGTGCCGATGGCATTGGCTACATAGGATTCCAGCGCGGCATTGGCCCAGGCATTGCGTCGTACCAGGTCACGGCTCTTCGTGCGCAAATCCGTCTGGGTCGCCGTCATTGCCGCTACGGCCCCCGGGTTGCTCGGCAGCCAGGCAAACGAACGACGACCACTTCCGGCCACCTCGTGCAGCGGACTGCCGCCGAACATGCGGCGAGAGATGCGTTTCAGCCAGCCCATCAGAACCCCTTCACCGTGGTGATGCGAATCTGGCGTGCGGCACGCGGGATCAGTCCGGTCGTCACAGCATCCTTGTGCAGCGCTACCTCGACCTCATGAATCGCCGCTTTGAGTTCCTCAACCGTGCGGTACTCGACGGTCTTGTCACCAAAGGTCACGCGCTTCTCACCCTTGGCCAGTGCGTCGCGCAGGGCCTGCAACTGGGCCTCGGTGTAGGTCGGCGTGCTCACCGGAACACCACGAGGTTGATTTCGGTGGAATCAGCAAAGCTGCTCGAACCTGTCGCGCAGGCAATATCAACGTACTGTGCCGTCTTGCGGTCACTGCTCGCGCGCACGATGGCAATACGCTGCTGCCCGCTGTCGACGCTGCTGCGTGCGAGCGCCGTCCAGCAGTAATTCGCGTCCGGGAACGGACTGGCGAAATTCACGCGATAGCGACCTGCCGCCAGGCGCGTAACACTTGCGACGTTGTGTCCCGAACTGATGACGATGCTGTTGCCGACGTATCCAAAGCAAACCCATGCCTTCGCTACCCCGGGATGATCGGCATTGATCTTGGCTTTGATTTCCAGACCGATGCGGCTGGCCAGCGCAGAGAGTTGCGATGCGAGGCTCATGCCTTACACCAGGGCAGCTTCGAAGATAGCGACATAGTCGGTCGCAACGTCGCCAATATCGGTAGCAGCCACCGCTCCGATATTGGTCCTGGCCTGCTGCTGCTCCAGAACGGTGAGCGTCTGGGCGGCATCGAATCGGACGCGCTTGTCGATTGCCGCCGTGAGAGCCGCAATACCGGACTGATCGTTCTGCAAGGCCTGTTGGAGTTCCAGCAGGGTGTCGTAGGCCGGGTCGGCGCCCCCCAGGATGTCTGCCTTGAGGGCATCCAGCAGGGTGACCACCTTGTTCGACGAATAGGTCGTCGTGGTCGAGACCTGCAGGTCATCGATGGTGACCGCCGTGACGATCGCTGTCTTGAGTTCGTTGATGGCAGCGACGAGACTCGACTTGTCGGTCGTTGTCAGTGCCGTCAGGGTACCGGTACGGCCTTTGACGGTATTGAATTCCTCGGCAACGCGGAGGACGAAGCTGTTGAGTTGGGTTTGCAAGCTCATGGGTTACTCCAGTTATGTCAGCCAGCGGCTGCGGATCAATTGACGTCCCGACTTGCGGACGCCAGAAACAGCGAGGCCACCGCCGAATCTGTGTTCTTGGGTGGCCTCGTCGGTGGATTCGGTGAACGTCTCCGGTGGAGACAGCCCCAGTTGTCGTTCAAGTTCCTGCCAGTGCCGATCTTCGAAACGATCCAGGCCGGAGGCCGTCGCCGCTGCCCGGGCATACACGTAGCAGTCCAGCGCTTCATTGCGCTCACGCATCTTTTGCCACTCGCGGATGGCGAAGCCGTTCCGGTCACGTCGGGTCACCAGTTGTTCGGCACACAGCTGCTGCAGGTACTCGGCATCAACCTTGGGCAGATGGACGAAGCCGGCCGGATAGAAGATGGTCACGCCGTCCTCGGCCACCTCCGGTGATTTCCGGAGGTTGTTATAGAACTCCAGCTTGGCGATGCCGCCGGCCACGGAGAACACCTTGATACCCCGGCGCAGCTTCTTGCCGCCGGTGGTCGCATCCACGGCAGTGGGCGTACCGACCAAGGCCGCCCCCCGCGCCACCCCTTTGACCGCCATCAGCCTCGAGTCCCGCAGCCGGCGAACGAAGGCATAGGCTTCCTGAGTGGCGAAACCGGTATCGAGTGCCAGACGGACCAGACTCATCTGGCAGCCGGTCTCGTGTGTCCAGGTTTCGCGCAGGACGTTGGCCAGCGACTGCCAGACCTCGTCCCGGGCGGTGTCGCCCATCAAGACGCGGTGCTCGACCAGCCAGGACTCCTTGCCACGCCCGAAGGCCCAGATCGAGACTTCGATACGATCCTTCTGTACGTCGGCACCGGCGGTGAGCAACAGCCCACCGACTGGCACGGTGCCGATGCGGTAGTCCTCGCGACGCTCCAGCAGGCGCTGCCAGTCGGGCGCCTCGCCTTCCTCGACCCAGGTTTCCCCAAGCTCGGTGTTCTTGAAGGTCTTGATCTCGGCCGACGAGCCAGATTCCTTGCTGATGGAACGCTCCCAGGCTATTGCGATGTCGCGCCACGCCCGCCAGCCGATCGGACTGTAAAGACTCGATAGATGGAAGCCGGCCGTTCGATTGTTCCCCTCGGCCATGGCACGCCACTCACCATGCTCCAGCATCCAGGTCTTGTGGTGTTCCGGAATCGGCACCTCGCAAGACTCACAGACATAGGCGGCCGTCTCGGGGAACGTCCCGTTCTCGCCACGCTCCCAGCGCAGTTGCTCGAAGCGCAACCACTGCCGGTGACCGCAGTGCGGGCAAGGCACGAAGTAGCGCCGCTGGTCGCTGGCCTCGTATTCGCGTTCGATGGTGCTGACGCCGGCAATCGTCGGCGTCGACACGATGAAGATCTTCCGGCGCGCAAACGTGCGCGTGCGGGCCTCGGCCAGCGCCACGGCATTGCCTTCGCCATCGACGTCGAGGGGATAGCCATCGACCTCATCGAGGAACAGATACCGCACCGGCATCGAGCGCAGGCCAACGGCACTGTTGGCGCCAGTCATCACCAGGACACCGCCCCGGAATTCCTTGGCCAGGATGGTGTTGCCCGAATCGCGGCTCCGGGCCGGCGCGATCAGTTCCTTGAGGATCGCCGATTCCTCGATCAGCGGATCGATCCGCTGCTTGGAGTTGCGCTTGGCCATCTCTACAGTCGGCCAGACCGCCATCATCGGACCGGGTGCGTGGTGAATCACGTAGCCGATCCAGTTCGATCCCATCTCGGTGGCTCCCAGTTGGGCAGCCTTCATGAACACCACGCGTTCGACCGGCGAGGTCGGCGACAGGCAGTCCATGATCTCCTTCAGATACGGCGTGCGGCTTGTTCGCCAGCGCCCCGGTTCCGAGGAGGCTTTCGACGACAGCATACGATGCCGGTCGGACCACTCGGACACCGATAGCAGCGGATCCGGGACGAGCCCTTCCCGCCAGGCACGTTCGATTTCGAGCGCGCCTTCGTATTCTTCCAGTTCCATCAATCCACCCGGGCGCGCAGTTCGCCAAGTTCGATCAGGTGATCGCGCACGGCGGATTCCAGGGCCACGTGCAGCTCGTGGGCATCAATCTCTAACTTGGCAGCCATCTGCGCCGAGATGCGTGCCGGCCAGTTGAGCCAGGCATCCCGCTCGGTACGCGCCAGCCGGAAGACATGGGCAATGGCCTGCGCCCGATCAACCAGATCGCCCTTGAGTTGGGCAAGGCGCACCTTGTTGGTCTGCGCCTTGACCACCTCGTTGACCGTCCTCGCCTGCAGCAGCGAGGTGCCGCCAGTCGAAAGGGCCGGGGCTGCGGGTTCGGCTGCTGCAGACGCGGTCTTGGCCGGGGGGGATTTTCTGGCGGAGACCGTGTTTTGCGCCCACTCCAGGTCGGCCCGGTTCGGCTCGATCGTGCCATCGGCTTCAGGCGTGATGCGCCCGCTATCGATTGCCTTCTTGACCGCCACATGAGAGACGCCGCGATGCCGGGCGTAAGCGCGTATCGACAGACCCATGATTTACATCAAGCCCATCGCAGATGTTCTCCAACGTTGCGATTCAGAGCTTGGCTTTCCTCCAGAACAGCGCGTTCATGCAATCACCATCACCACACGCGAGGAAGACAGCATGAGCAGCAAACAGACCATCGAGGCCAAAGTCATCGACACCAACCATCGCCTGCGCGGCTGGATGAACGTCGATGTCGAGTTCCACCAGAACCTGCCGGTCGAGGTAATCCACGACGGCAAGACCTACAGCTACACCGGCAAGGACGGCGTCTGGATGTCCACCGGCCGCGAAACGCGCGAGATGGCGACTCCCGAAGACGCCCGCCTTTGGATCACCCTCGACGGTCGCATCGTCCTCGAAGACTGAACACATCCACCACCAAGGAGATCACCATGAACAAGCGCATGACCCTCAGCACCACCCAGTGCGACATCCTCGAACACGCCATCGACCACCACGGCGGCCAGATCGTCTGGTTCCCCGAAAACGTTAAAGGTGGCGCCCGCCAGAAAGTGATCCAGGGGCTCTTCAACAAGGCCCTGATCACGCGTGACGGCCAGGACAACTTCTTCGTCGCCGCCGAGGGTTACGTGGCCTTGGGGCGCGACGTTCCGGCACCTGCCACCACTCACCCCGACCCCGAGGTCGAGGCCGCCGTGTCGGCCGCAGAGGCCAACTGGGCGCAAGAGAAACAAGTCGCTGCCCAGCGACTGCTCAAGGTCGGCGTCGAGGGCAAGCCCCGCACCCGCGAGAACAGTAAACAGGCCACGGTGATCCAGATGCTGCAGCGGCCCGAGGGCGCCACCATCAGCCAGATCTGCGCGGCCACCGGCTGGCAGGCCCATACGGTACGCGGCACCTTTGCCGGGGCATTCAAAAAGAAACTGGGGCTCAACCTCACCTCGGACAAACCCAATGGCGGGGAGCGCATCTACCGGATCGTCTGATCCGGCCAGGGTGGCGACACCTGCCGCCACCCTACAAAAATGATTCAGAAAGCGCTTGGCTTCTCAATCGAACAGCGCGTTCATGCGCATGTCGCATCAATCAACTGAACGGAGACCAACATGACCACTACCATCCGCGCACGATTTTCACGCAAGCCCTGCAGCCTCGATGAGGTGCTGCACAACAGTGACCCGAGCGCACCGCCGGAGGCGATCACGATCGAGTTCCGCAAGGAACTGACCGCCGCCGAGTACGACGCCTTCGCCAATACACTGCTGGACGACCGCGATTGGCTCACTGGACGGGGTGGCCACGCGAATGGCGTCCGGCAAGTCGTTGAAGTCAGCGCCCCTGGCCGCACCACCCTTTACGTTGATCCCTCCGGCGGCAGCTATGGACGGTACGTCGGGGTAGCAATCGAACCGCCGAAACCAAACAACGACCAGGCCAGCGCCATTCGCTGGCTGCTCGACAATCGCCGGCCCGAAGTCAGTATTGACCGGGCACTGCGCACCCTGCGCATCGCCCTGAGCGGTGACCGCGAAGCGATGAAACTGCTCGACCAGATCGCCGCCGAAAATTGATTCGAAATTCTTCGACAAATAGCTTGGCTTCTCAATCAAACAGCGCGTTCATACGGGTGTCGCAACGATCAACCAAGGAGACCACGATGACCACCAAGCAAACCATCCCCGCCACCCAGAACGACGCCTGGGGATTTTTTGGCACGATGAACGACAACGCCGAAGCCGCCTGGCCGATCGCCATGACTGCGATCTCGGACGCCACCTACCAGCCTCTCGAATCGGTCAGACTGTTCCTCGACAGCCGCCACGGACGCCACTTTGCGGATGACGTCCTCAACGAGATGCTGCGGGGCCACACGA